GAACACGATAGCGCATACGGTAGAAAAGACGGAAAGAACCGTTGTGAAAGTGTCCATCGTTGTTCTTCCTTCCCGTTAGGTTACTTTTTCCCATTGCCACAAGCCCGCCGTGTCCGGCGGATAAACGCAATTTGGCATATCTGCTTTTGCAAGGTATACCGCGCCTTTGTAGCTGTAATACAAGCCGGAAACGACATTAACGACGATCCCCGCCGTTTCCGGATACGGGATCGGATCGTCAATCGTTCCCGTGTGTGTAAGCTCTACAAGGCGGTAATAAGCGAAGGTCGTTTCAACGGGATAAGAAACGGCGTTCGACGTGTGCGCGGCGATAATCTCGTAATATCTCCCGTTATACTTGATGATTTCGCCCACGGTGTTATAGGCGTGCGCGTCCTCATATTCCGGATATTCGATAACCTCCGCCGATTGCAGGATCATAGCGTCGGAAATGACGTTCGTTTTTGCCGCGCGATCCTGTGCGATCTGTGCCTTGAACGACAATGCAAGAAGGGCGGCGGCACTTTCGCCCGCCGTCTTTACTTCTTGTGTTTCTTTCTTTACTTCCTGCAATTCCTTCTTGATTTCCGCGTTTCCGCCGCCGTCTTTGTTATGTTTCACGCTCATTCAAAATTACCTCCGATCCCCGATACCCAGCACGCGGTCAGCGCGTCGCCGCGCTCCACGGTTACACGGATATTCAAGCCAAATTGAACCGCCGTGTTGGTTTTGTTCTTGAATACGTGTGCCAGTCCTGCGATAACTGCGTTTGTGCAATCCTCCCAAATAGGCGCTACGTCGTAAGGATTGTTGCACGCTTCAACCTTAAACGTGCCGCCCGCCGGAATATCCCTGTTTACTTTGATATTGCACCGCGTCGGCTGTCTGTTTGCCTCCAGCGGCTCCGAAAGGGAAATTACAAAGCTGTTGATCGCCTTTGTGAACGTGAGTGTTCGCGTTGCGCTGTTTCCGGCGCTGTCGGTCGCTACAATCTCGATCGTGTGCTGGGCGTTTGTCAGCGCGGTAAAGGTATCGCCGCTTACGGAAAGAGTAAGCGTTGCGCCCAGCGTGATATTGTTTCGTGTGTTAAACGGGCTTCCGTCGATCTTTTCTACAACGTTTACAACGTCCTTATCCGGATCAGTAACGCTATATTCATAGGTGAAATCCTCGCGCTTCACGCCAAGATCGGCGTTCTGTCCGCTGATAACGGGCGGCTGATTGTGAATTACCGCGATCGCTCCGCTTGTCGTGTACGCGGAAGAATTGCCCGCCGTGTCAACCGCCTTCACGCGGTATTGCAGGGTGTTCCACGCCGTCGATACCATTTCCGAAAATGTGCGCGCGGCAGAACTCTGAACCTGTGTCCACGATCCGCTGTTTGCGCTCCGCTCGAAAACATAGGTCAGCGCGTCGCCGTCCGGATCGGTCGCCGCCGCGCAAGAAATTTCGATATTCTGCCCGCTGTAACATTGTTTCGGTGCTGTAATGCTGGGCGGCGCAGAAGGTGCGGTATTGTAGATAATTTCATAATTCCCGCTTGAATTCGGATTGTCAGATACCAAGATTGAAGATTTCAGATTGCAAAGCGGGCGAACGCCCCCGTACCCATTCCACGCGCTGTAGTCGCTCAGCGTGCCGGCGGAATAGACGAAGCGGACGTAGCTGGCGTCCGACGAATAAGGCGTGCGAAGCCACCAATACCAGCCGCTTGACGTGTTCAGACTTCCGCTTGTGTATTCCGAATTTTTTACGCATTCCGCCGTAGGGTAGGCGACGCGGGAAGCGTCGTTGCTGAATAGGGCAAGGCGTGAACCCTCTGCAATTCCGTTTTCGTTTGCAAGCCCCACTTCGGTGGTGGACGCAAGAAACATTTTCGCCGCGAAGGTTTCATAACTGCCGCCGTCCGTTGAAGATTTTACAACGGTAAGCGTTGTGTTCAAAAGCTCCGCAACAAACTTCGGATCAAGCATAGCAAGGAAGCCCGCCCAAGCGTCGTACTCGTTTTTATTATCCCATACGTTCGCATTCGTCGGCGGCGCGTCCTGCCCGTGCTTTGCGCTGTACCATTTTCCCGCCGTTGCGTTGCTGTTCAGCCATTGCAAAATATTAGAATGAATGTGCCTGTTGTTGCCGTAATTCTTCCGGTCGCTGTTGCTGTTACTCGGTTCCTTTGCATCTGAACACATAAGCTGGATAATCTTTTCGGCGATCAGCGTAACGGAATTCGCCGGATACCCGCTATGGTTCTTATCTGCAATTTTGAATACTATCTTCGCACCGAAGCGCGATTGATACGCCGAAAGAACCGGAACTTCGATTTTTGTTCCCACGGCAAGGGAACTTAATGCTTTTGACATTTTTCCGCCTCCTTTGAATTGAAAAGCCTGTTGTAATAGTGATCCGTTCGCCGGATCAAGTGATAACAATTTCCCTTTGCGGCGTGTCCCCGCCAGCTTTGATAGGATTGTTCGACGGTCGCCGTCGTGATCTTTCCCCGCTCCACAAGTCCGCGCATTTTCTTCAATTTGCGCTTCATATTGTTTTTGCTTCGGCGGCGTACCTTCCGTATAACTGCGCCTGTTTCGGTCAAATAAGTGTGAAATCCCAAGAAATCCACCCCGTTCCGAAGCGGGTAAATGTTTGTTTTATTGTTCAAGGACAAGCCGATCGCGGCAACGTGTTTTTCGATCTCCGCGCGGCAATACTGCAAATAGGCTTTATCTTCGTGTATCAAGAAGAAATCGTCCATATATCTTCCGTAGTATTTAATGCCCAGCTTTTCCTTGATGAAGTGATCTAAATTATTGAGGTAGAGAAGGGCGAAAAGCTGTGAAGATTGATTTCCGATCGGTATTCCGGCGTTTCCTTCTGTGCTGTCGATTATCATTTCAACAAGCCACAAAACGTCCGGATCGGTTATTTTCCTGCGGATTAAGGTTTTTAACACGTCGTGCCTAATGGAATAGAAGTATTTTGATATATCACCCTTCAATATCCACCCGTCAATTCCGTTTTTCCGGTAAAACCTCCGCAAGAATTCTTGAAGCCTGTCTAACCCGTAATGCGTCCCTTTACCTACTTGCGAAGCGTAGTTGTCCGTGATGAATGATCTTGTAAGGATCGGTTCAAGCACGTTATCGCAAAGCGAATGTTGAACAACCTTGTCTTTATAGGCATTCGACATAACTACGCGGCGCTTTGGCTCGTACACCTCGAACGTATTGTACGGCGAAAGCGTGTATTTCTTCGTTTGTAGCTGGTAGCGTAACAGGTTCAGTGCTTCAAGAAGGTTTACTTCAAACTTTGCCGCCGCTCCTTTCCACCTCTTGCCTTGCCGCGCCTTTCGGTAGGCTCTGTATAGGTTCTCGAAGTTATATATCTTCTCGTAATCTGTCATAAAAAATATCCTCGCTGTTTGTAGCCTTTGCCTTCCGCCGCGCGGAATGCTCCGGCATCGGCGATCCTGTATTTGCCCCCGCTGTGGATCGCGGCGGCGGGATACACCTTCCTTTGATGATGGTATTCTGCTTTCGGCTTGCGCCTACTCGATCTCATTTTCCACCGAAGCGGGCGAACGCCCCTGTTCCCATTCCACGCGTTGTTGTTGTTCAGCGTGCCGTCGGAATTGACGTTGCGGACGTTGTTGGCGTTCGACGAATTAGGCGTAACAAGATGTACCCCAAACGGTTCACCCTCTCGCACGATCCCGCTTTTTCCACGCGGCTAACATATACTTCACATCAAGCACAAGTTTAGACCAGTATTCGCAACTGCTTGTTGATATGAAGCCCTGTTCGTGCGAAAGCTCTATGAAAAATAGAAGCTCCTTGCAATAGGTCATTGCCTTTGCTTGAAGCCTCTGCCGTTCCTTGAATTCCTGCGCGTCCAGAAGGTTTAATTCGTTCGCTTCCAGCGCGCATTCGTAAATATCCACCGCTTTGTCCTGTATCCTATTTACAAGGGTAAAACGGTATTTCTTTGGGAAGCGTTCTGTTGAATTTGTGATCGTGAACGTGTGCTTGATTAAATCCTTGCACTTCACAATCACGTTAAATTCCGAAGGTTCCTTTCTTCCTCGCTCCTGCCTCTGCATTTATGCACCGTCCTTTTCGTATGCGGTCAATCAAAACGGTATCGTCGGCGCACCCCTCGAAATCAAAACCAACCGCCGTAACGAAAATCGTTGCTTTGCTTCCGGTTACGGTCGTTCCCGTGATTGTCAAAGTATCTTCGCCGCAATGCTCGCACGGCGGCGAAAGCTCGACAAACAGATTTCCTATAATGCACGATAATTCCGCCCGTGTGCAAGCGTACCGTTTTAGCATTCGATACGCTGTAAGCTCTCGTTCCATACGCCCGTTGTATTCACGCCGGAAAGGTCGTCAAACAGGATAAGGAACGGATTTTCGGTTATGTCATTGAATACGACGGCTTCGATCAGATCGACGCGGGCGGAAAGCGCCGTAATCATATTCAGAAGATTTCCCGCCGTGTTTTCGTCCAGCACGTCCTGCAAGCCCGCGAACCAAGTATCAAAATCGGTTTGCGCCTGTGTCTTGAAGTCTGCGAAATACTCTTCCAGCGCGTCGTATTGTGTATTGCCCTGCAATTTCAAGGAATTCATATACGAAACAAGGGAATTGTACTCCGCCGCGCTGTTGCTTTGATATTCAGTGAACCACGCTTCAAGCTGTGCGTTAAATGCTTCCGTGTCGATCTGATCGACAACGGCGGCAACAACGCCGCAAACGGAAGTATCCAGCCGCTTGTCCGTGATCTTCGATCCTGTAATTGACGTAACGCCCGCACCGATGTAAATATCCGCAAGCGCCAATTCGTAAATATCCGCGTCCCGCTCGATATTCGGCGCGGTAGGGGAGGCGGAAGGGGAAGAGGATTTCACCTTCACCGAAATAAGGCGGTTCGTCAAATCCCAACGGACGACAACGCGATCAATCCGGTTCAAAACGCCGTCAGCCGTTGCAAGCGTCAAGGAAAGGTCGCTTGTGTTGTTATAGAAATAGCCGTTGATCCACGCTTTGCCCGCCTTCACGGTTACTTGCATTCCGTTTCCCGCTACAACTTGAAGCCCCGTTGAAGGAAGCGGGAAAACGCCGTTTCCGATGAACGAAGCGAAATACGAAGCCCAATCTTCGGCTTTATATTTTCGGTCGCCGGATACGCTGTTAAAAAAGCTCGATTTTTCCATATTTACACCCCTTTATTTTGTAATCTGCCGTATTTGCGTTAAAAGCGCTGGCAAGCTCTCGCCGAAGGTAATATCAATCTCTTCGACGTTGTTTTGATAGGTTTCCGCGATCTCTGTTATACGAACGTCAATGCGAATTCCCCAACGCTTGTTTACGCAAGTAACGCGGTCGCCCAAATCGTAATCGGTTCGGTAGATCAAATTTGCGAAGGTGTTTACCTTTGAACCGAACGAAAGCGTTTCCGCATACTGTTCCAATTCCTCCGCGCCTCTGGCGGATAGAAGCGCTAAATACTCCGGATCGGTCAGCGTTACTTTTTCGCCGCCTTCTTTCTCGTATTCCTGCACAATATCGGTGGCGTTTATGAATACCTCTTCACGTTCTAACCCTGCTGCCGTTCCGCCTACTTCGGCAACCTTGCGCGCAATGCCTTCTTTCTCTTCACCGCCGACGAACGCCGTTGTTTTTAGGTTTTCAATGCTGTTCGTGTATTCCTGCTCAACGATATTATCAAATTCTTGTGAGAAGATACAAGGCGCATTCCCTGCGGTATTGCCCGCTGTAAGGTCGCGCCCCTTATAGACGGAAAAGACGTGCGCGCCCGTCCGTGCGTCTGTCCGCATTCGTATTCCCAACTTTGCAGCCTTTGCCGCTGTTTCCGCCGCAAGCTGTGCGTTCGTGTACTGCTCCGAAGTATAGTCGATCCGTCCGCTTCCTGTGTCGCCGTCGTCGGTCGCGATCGAAACGTTCGGAATTTTTCGCGCGCTGTCGTTCGGGCTTGTTATGTTCTCCCGTACAATGCGGTAAAGAATACTTTGCGTGGTGTCCTTCGTGATAATCTGCTTCTTAACGATCCGTTTCCCGATCCAAGCAATAAGGAACTTCCCTTGAACCTCGATTTCCTCCAGCCCCTGCGAATTCTTCGTGATATGAACATATCGGATTTGCGCCGCTTCATCGTCGCCGCGCTTCATAATGATATTATTTTTCACAAGCATTCGGGAATGCTCTTCGGTGAAGGGAACAAGCGCCGCGTCCAGATCAGCGAAGCGATCTTTTCGACGATCCCTTGAAGTACCATATCGGAAGAATAAACGTATAATTCCATACCGCTACACCCCCAAATACAAGTTATTGTGATAAATAGATACTTCGAGATTTTCCGCGTTTGTGTCCGCTGAATACCGGAAAAGGTTATCACCCACGGCAAGCTGTAAATATGAACTGTCAACGTCCAAATAGCGGAAAGCGTCACTTTCAACGCCGCCGCTTAACAGCTTCACCGATTTTTCACCATATCCCGTTGATACGGTCAGCACGTCGCCCGCTTCAAGCGAAATATTCGCTTTTATGAACTCCTGTGTATTGACGTTCAAAAGCTGTGGATTTGTCAGCGCTCCCAGCGCGCGGAACTCGATACGGATACCGCTTTTCACGTCGCCGGAATTAAATACGTTCACGATCAGCGACGGCTGTCGGTAGCCGATTTCCCAATCCGGCGTTATCTCCAGCCCGTCCGGAACAGGGAATTCAAATCCACCGATCCACGTTGCTATATCCTCGCGCGTTTCCGCCTCTTCACGCCAAAACGGATTAAGGCACGAAAGCTGGATCGTGAATTGCTCGAAAATCGTTCCGCGCTTAAAAATAGGCGCGTTGTTGATTGTGCAACCGATAACCCGCTTGAAGTCGCCCAATTCGTAAGTAAGTGTCGCTGAATACTGCGGATTTAGTATCCGGTTCAGATTGCGGCGCAATTCCTGTATTGCGATCTTGTCCCGCTCCTTGATATGCCCTACGATGTCAATATCGCGGCTTTCAATGCGGTATCCTAAATAGGTGTCGCCGTCCTGCCCCATACTGTTTGTTGAGTAAATAGCGTTCTGTACGTCAGACAAGCCGGAAACGTCCTTGAAGTTTACGTGATAAGAAGAAGCAGGGGAAAAGACAATGCTTTCCCCCCGCTCGTTTGTATAGGTCAATTTCTCTTGTATTTTCATTAGGTCATTACCTCCCGCGCGATCATTCTAAACTGCCGCGCCGCCTCGCGCTGTTGCTGGGCGTAGGAAGTTTCGTTCGCGTAGATGTTTTGCACCACCTCGAAACGTGTTTCCGGTCTGCCGCCCTTGCGCGGGCGCGGATCGTCGTTATCGGGAACGGCGTTGTCCGTTGCCTTTCGGATTGATTTTTCAACGCCGCGCATTTCCCGCCCGAAGCCTTCGCCAAGCCCCTGCGCCATATACGCGCCGATACCCGCAAATACTTTCGACGGGGAAGCGATCTGCATTTCATCTTCAACCGCCGCGACAATTTCGCGCATCATTGCACGCACGCGGCTTTCCAGCCAGCCGGACATATTTTGAAAGCCCTGCCAAATTCCACGCACCATATCTTCGCCTGCCTCCGTAAATTCGGATACGAAGGAACGAAGCTCCGTCAAAATAGGCTGTACGATCTGCGCCACCTTGCTTGTGATCTGCGGGATACCCTGCACCATTCCGGAAGCGATATTCTTATCAATCGTAACGCCCGCTTCAATGAATTTTTGATTTTGCGCGTTGAAGGCGGTAAGAATGCTTTGTACGATCTGCGGTACTTTCTGCGTGATCTGCACGATACCCGCCACCATGCCGGAAGCTATGTTCTTGTCGAAGTCCTGTCCGGCTTGATTGAAACGTTGAGCTTGCGCCGTCAGTCCGGTAATAACCCGCTCGACGATCGCGTTCACCGCTCCGGACAAGCCTTCAATGTTCGCAATAATGCCGTTGTTCACGGCGTTTACTGCTTCCGCCGCCGTCAGCGCGCCCGCTCCGCCCATTGCGGCGGTCATATCGCCTTCAACGCCGCCCATGTTGTCGGTGAAGCCTACGCCCACGCCGTCCGCCATGTTGCCGCCGATTTCAGCGAATACCGTTGACGGGGAATGAATGCCGAAGAAGTCCTTAATACCCGAAACAAGGGACGAAGCCCAGCCGGATACCTTTTCCCACAACCACGAAGCCGCCCCGCTGATACCTTCCCACAAGCCGTGAAGAAGGTTTGCACCCGCGTTTACAAGCTCCCCGCCCAGCGACGCGAACGCTTGCACAATGCCGGAAACAATCTGCGGGATCGCTTCAACAATCGTTGTGATGATCTCCGGAAGGGCGGTAATTAACGCCGTCAGAAGGTCGATACCCGCTTGAATGATCTGCGGGATTGCGGAAAGCAAACCGTCGATCAAGCTGGTTATCAACTGCGGAAGCGCCGCAACAAGAACGGGGATCGCGTTTATAATGCCTTCCGCCAGCCCTGTTACAAGCTGTAAAGCCGCGTCGATCAGCAACGGGATATTGTCGATCAGAACTTGCACGATGTCCGTTACAAGCTGAACCAGCGAAGGAACAAGCGTCGGCAACGATTGAGCTATGCCCGTAGCGATATTCGCGATCATCTTCACCGCGAATTCAAGGAAGGTCGGTAACATTTCCGTTAGCTTTTCGATCGCGAACGTAACCATACCCAGCAAGCCATCTGTGAAGTCCTCCGCCGCGCTCTCTGCACCGGAAAGCGCACCCGTCAAGCCTTTTCCGATAAGCTCGACGAACGGCGTTATTTCCTGCAAAAGCTCCGCCGCAAGCTGTTTCAGCTTTGTAATGATCGGTTCAGCAATCGCGCCCAGCGCCGCCATAGCGCTGTTCAGATTTGCTGTTGCCTTCTGCGCGTCGATAATGTCGCCGTTTACCTCTCTGTACTTGTCCGCCGCTTCGGAATAAAGCCCGTTCAACGTGGACGTGATAAGGGCTTGCCGCTCCTGCTCCGATGTGCAAGCGTCAAGGCTGGCTTGAAAATCATCTTCGGAAACGCCCGCCCAATTCAGCGCGTCGGCAAGATTGCCCGTGATTGATCCCGTCTTTGCCGTTTCGTTCGCGGCTTCGGTCAAGCCTTCAATCGGCAAGCTGTCGCCGAATGTCGCGTAAACACCCGTGCAAATGTTTGTCCAGTCCGAAAGCTCTTTTTCGTTCGTAGTCAGCTTCGCAAGGTGGGCGGCGGCTTCTGTTGCCTGTCCGTCGTCGCCAAGAACGCCGTACAACTCCGTATAGGTGTTTTTCGCGTCCTCTGCCGAATGTCCCGCCGTCGTGAAGCTGGTTTCAAGTTTACCCATGTTTTCGCGGGCTTCGCGTGTTTCTTCGGCAAGCCCGAAGAATGCCGCACCCTCCGCCGCAATCGCCGCACCCATAGCCGCGCAAGCTGCGCCGATCGCCTTTCCTGCTTTGCCGACGGTTTCGCCGACGCTCTCCCAATCCACCTTTGAGCTTTTCAGCTTTTTAGAAGTGTCGTCGATTTCCTTTTGAATTTTCACCATGTCGGCTTTGGTGTTGTTCAGATTTGTTTGCATTTTCTGATATGCGGGATTTGTCGGTTCGATACCGTTATCGCGCATTTTCTTCAATGCCTTTTCCGCCGCTTCTGCCTTCTTCGCCTGTTCGTCGAACTGCTTTTGCAATAGCTTCTGTTTCGCGGTCAGCGCTTCCACGCTGTCTGCGTTGTCGGCGAATTCCGCCGTCGTCAGCTTCATTTCCGATCCGATTTCGCGAAGGGAAGAATTTATGCTATTGCAAGCGGCGCGATACTCTTTTTCGCCTGTAAGGTCGATTGATGTTT